AAGGTTTCTTTTGGTTCTGGTTCTTAATTTTAGGAGTCCTTAAATGGCAACTACCGCTTCTCCATACGGTCTAAAACCCGTAAAGCGCGCCGACGGCATGGCTTATGCTGGCGCAACTTCACAGTACTTGATTGATCCCGCTGGTGAGGCCACAAACCTCTTCTACGGCCAAGTAGTACATATCGGTGCTGATGGTTACATCGCATTGTCAACCGCCACTGGCGCTAACGGCACTACTAACGCTCTTCCTACAGGCACCACGCTAACTGGTTCTTTGGGTGTGTTCGTTGGCTGTGAGTACGTTAACGCACAAGGTCAAATCATCAATGCTCAGTACTACCCCGCTGGTACCGCTAACGGTGGTGAGATCAAGGCTTTTGTTGTGGATGATGCAAACGTATTGTTCCAAGTTCAGATGGACGGCGTAATCGACCAATCTGACATCGGTGCAAACACGTTCTTCGCTGCGGCTCAGAGCGGCTCTACGGGTTCTACTCGTACGGGTAACTCTACTAGCGCTGCTGAGTCAACGACTGTAACTACTACCGCTGCCTTCCGTATTGTGGCTGCTGTTTCACCTATTGGTGACGCATTCCCAGACGTGTTGGTCAAATTCAACCCCGGTTACAGCAGCTCCACAAACGCTGTTGGCCTGTAAGGAGTACTAAAAAATGGCAATTTCACGCGCACAACTACTTAAAGAGTTGTTACCGGGTTTGAACGCATTGTTCGGCATGGAATACGCTCGCTACGGCGAAGAGCACAAAGAGATTTACGAAACTGAATCTTCAGAGCGCTCATTTGAAGAAGAGACCAAGTTGTCAGGCTTTAGTGCCGCCCCAGTCAAGGCTGAAGGCGCTGCTATCTCCTACGACAATGCGCAAGAGGCATGGTCTACTCGTTACAGCCACGAGACAATCGCACTGGGCTTCTCCATCACTGAAGAAGCTGTTGAAGACAACTTGTACGACAGCCTGTCTGCTCGCTACACCAAGTCTTTGGCACGTGCCATGTCTTACACCAAACAAGTTAAAGCAGCGGCTACCCTGAACAACGGTTTCAGCGGCTCATACTTGGGTGGTGACGGCGTAGCTCTGTTCTCAACAGCGCACCCCACCGTTGGGGGTGGCATTAACTCCAACGCCCCCGCAGTTGGCGTCGATTTGAACGAGACTTCTTTGGAAGCCGCCGTTATTCAGATCGCTGCTTGGACTGACGAGCGTGGTCTGTTGATCGCTGCTAAGCCTGTTAAGTTGGTGATTCCACCTGCCTTGATGTTTGTTGCAGATCGTCTGTTAAAGACCGAAATGCGCGTCGGCACTGCCGATAACGACATCAACGCATTGAAGAACATGGGCTCAATACCCGGCGGTTCTACTGTGAATCACTTCTTGACGGATACCAATGCTTGGTTTATCTGTACCGATGTTCCTAACGGTTTGAAGCACTTTGTGCGTATGCCGATGGCAACGTCTATGGACGGTGACTTTGATACTGGTAACGTACGTTACAAGGCCCGCGAGCGTTACAGCTTCGGCTGGTCTGATCCCTTGGGCATGTGGGGTTCGTCAGGTAGCTAATTAGGGTAAACCCTAATTGATTAAGGGCTCCTTCGGGGGCCCTTTTTCTTTGTGTGATGTTCGTCATGGTGGTGTACGCGGTGGCAGTTAGCGCATAGGGGCACACACTTCTTGATCTCTTCACGAGCTGCGGCGTACCGTCTGTTCCCTACAAGCACATGCACGCTGGCTGTTTTGGTATTGGGGTCTACGTGGTGGAAGTCAATAACTGCGGGATGACTAAACCCACAGATTGCGCACGACAGTGAAGCCCTGTAGCTAGCCCACTCAGCTTTTTCCCTTCGATGTTGCGCCGTAGTACGCGCTATTGAAAGCTCTTTGTTGTTGGCATAGTACCGAGCGGAGTACTCGCGCTGCTTTCGTTTGCGTTCATCAGGGTCTTTAATAGGCATGGCGGTATTCTAGTTGCGTTGCGCGACGTTAGGTGATATATTGGACTCATTCCGGGGTTATCCGGTGTATCTGACAGTCCCCGGCTGACGACATGCAGACAGATACGCCTCACTTGCATGTAAGGAAAATATCATGGCCCAAACCACATTCTCAGGCCCAGTCCGTTCGGACAACGGCTTCCAAATCCCCGTCGTTACTACCGCCAATTTGCCAGCTTTTGCTAGCGTAGCCGCAGGCACGGCCTACATCATTTCTGATAATGGCGCAGGCAACGACGAGTACTGCATTGTTATCTCTACGGGCACTGCTTGGGTTACCGCTGTTGGCGCGGCTCTTAGTTAATTAGCTCACCCCGGCAACGGGGTTTTATTGTTTTAAGGAGCTAATTATGGGTATGCAAACCGATGTTAAAAGTGTCCCGGTAGCCGCAACGGGCACAGTGTACGCAGCACGTACACGCTTAAAAGGGCTGCTAGTAATGCCCGGTGTATCAGCAGGCTCGCTGGTTATTCGTGATGGTGGTGCAAGTGGCACGGTCCTTATGACCATTCCAACACTTGCTGGCGATTCGACGTTCCCCGTGATTATCCCGGGCGAAGGTGTGCTGTGCTACATCGACATTCACGCAACAGTGTCCAACGCTACCGCTGCGGTGTTCCATGGCTAAAGCAGCGGCATGGACGCGCAAAGAGGGCAAGGGTCCAAAGGGCGGCCTGAACGCCAAAGGGCGAGCCTCTTACAACAAGGCCAACCCGGGAAAACCCGGGTTAAAAGCCCCAGCGCCAAAACCAAAGACGGACAAGGACGCAGCACGGCGAAAGTCCTTCTGCGCCAGAATGTCGGGCATGAAGTCGAAGCTGACGAGTGCCAAGACCGCCAAAGACCCGAACAGTCGTATAAACAAGAGCCTTAAGGCTTGGAATTGCTAACATGAACATATCCGACTCAACCAAAACCGTGGTGGATTTCGCGTCTGTTTTTACTGTGTTAGGAACACTTGTGGATTTCTTACCCGCCGTGGCCGCCTGTTTTACCATTGTGTGGACGCTTATTCGCATCTGGGAAACCGAGACCATTCAAAAACTCTTCCGTAAAAAGGAAACATTATGATGAAGTACAAAGACGGGGGCATCTTCCAAGACCGCGACGGTATGAAGGCCCCACAAGACATTGATGGCGGCTCTGCAAAACCTAAGAAGCCAAAGAAGAAACCCTCACGCACAAAGCTGCCTCCACTGCGCCCCGGTCAAATAGACATGCCCTCGGACCCCGATGACGGCTCTGTTGGTCTGAAACATGGTGGTAAAGTCAAAGGCATGCACCGTATGCCCGATGGCAAGATGATGAAGAACAGCGCCCACGACGACATGAAAAAAGACGCGCCGATGATGAAAAAAGTGGCGGCTAAGGCTGTCAAAGGTCATGAGAAGCGTATGCACAAAGGCATGGCTTCAGGGGGTTCGATAGACGGCTGCGCCGTTAAAGGCAAAACTAAAGGCGCAATGCGCTAAGGAGCATAAAAATGGCAACAGATAAAAAAGACGTATTAGGCGATTTCGCTGCAAAAAAAACGGCGGAGTCTGACGCCCGCATGAAAAAGATGAACCCCAAAGGGCGCAAGCTCGACAAGAACGGTAACCCAGTCGTTACCAAAGAAGAGCTGGATAAGTCTGGCATGTCTTTGCGCGATTTTTTGAATAAAGAACGCGGCCTTACTGCTCGTAAAGACACTCCTAAAAAAGCGGACGCTATGGTTAAACCCGCGGCAGCAAAGGGGGTGACGTTTAAACCTGTAACGGATAGCGACATCGCCCGAGCTAGAGATGCTGTAAAACGCCCAACCAGCGGCCCTGAGACAAACCCCGGGCAGGTGCAGCAGCCCTCCGCCAAAATTGCAATGGATAAAGCGGACGCTCTCGCGCGTGAGGAGACCGCAATCGCCAAGGACGCCAAGAATAAGCTCGCGTCCGACCGCAGGAAATCTATCAGCGCCAGCATGGAAGCCACGAAAGCTCGGATGAGCAAAAGGCGCGAAGAGCAGGGCGGGTTTAAACTATTTCCAAAAATGGCTAAAGGTGGATCAGTTCGTGGTGATGGGTGCGCCGTTAAAGGCAAAACTAAAGGAACAATGCGATGAAAGCTGTAGCTATGAAAAAAGGCGCGTTTGTAAAAGCCGCCGCCAAGAAGGGTGATAGTACCGCCGCTAAGAAGCTGGACGCCGCTTCCAAGTTAACTGGCAAGGCAAAGCAGCGGGCTCGTTTTGCCCAGATGCTAAAAGGCTTTAAGAAGTGAATCCGATCGACCGCCATATCGAAGCCTCCGAGCGCTTGTACAACATGATGCTGCAGGACCACAAAGAACGAGTCAGTGACTTGGTTGAGTGGGCTGATATGAACGCGTCTCTCATGCGCAAGCTGGACGAGCGAGACAGGCGTATTCGTGAATTAGATGCCGAGATCGTTGCCATAAAAACAATGGCTAAAATGTAATGGCAGATACCGCCGTCAAAAAGTCTCCCGCTAAATGGGAGCGCGCTAAGACTGATGCCAAGGCAAAGATGGGGGGTAAGCACTCCGCTCGCGCCATGCAGTTGGCAACCAAGCTGTACAAAGAGCGCGGAGGCGAGTATTCTGGAGCCAAGTCCAGCACCAACAAGTTGTCCAAGTGGGGCAAGGAAGACTGGGGCACGAAGTCAGGCAAGAACTCTACAGAGGGGCCCAAAGCGACAGGGGAACGGTATCTACCTAAGAAGGCTCGTGAAAGCTTGAGCAGTAAAGAATACGCAGCTACAACCCGTGCTAAGCGGGAAGGTACGGCAAAGGGCAAACAGTTTGTAGCCCAGCCTAAGAAAATAGCGGCGAAAACAGCGAGAACTAAATAATGGCAACCTCCGGAACCACGTCGTTTAACTTAGACCTCACCGAGTTGGTAGAGGAGGCGTTCGAGCGCGCCGGTTCCGAAATGCGCAGTGGTTATGACCTAAAGACCGCACGTCGCTCGTTAAACTTGATGTTTACTGAGTGGGCAAACCGCGGCATTAATATGTGGACCATAGAGTCGGGCGAAATCCCACTCGTTGCGGGAACGGGGCAATACGACTTACCTGCGGATACTGTGGACCTGATCGAGCACGTTGTACGTACAGGCACAGGTAATACACAGGCTGACCTGAGCTGCTCACGCATTAGCGTTTCGACATATGCGTCACTCCCTAACAAGCTGGTCACAGGGCGTCCAATTCAGGTCTACATAGATAGAGTAGCCCCTACCCCTAATATCAACGTGTGGCCCGTTCCTGATGGCACTCAGACCTATACCTTAGTATACTGGCGCTTGCGCCGTATCCAAGACGCTGGCGGGGGTGTAAATACCATGGATGTTCCCTTCCGCTTCCTGAACTGCATGGTTGCGGGTTTGGCGTTTATGCTCGCTATGAAGGTGCCCGGCGGCATGGACCGCCTGATGGTGTTAAAGCAACAATATGATGAGGCTTGGGATTTAGCAGCCACAGAAGACCGAGATAAGTCTTCTATTCGCTTTGTACCACGCTACATGTCTGTTGGGTAAGTATGAGCAGCAAATTCACATCCGGCAAGCATGCCATATCGGAATGTGACCGGTGTGGGCAGCAGTACAAGCTAAAGGCGCTTAAAGAGCTTATTGTCCGCACGCGAAAAACAAACGTGATGGTATGCCCAACCTGTTGGGACGGCGA